ACCTATGGCGAAACCCTTCGAGAGCTGGAACGCGGGGACGAATTTCTTGTCATTGAGCTGAGCAGATAAGAAAAAGCCGGGAGGGTTTAGAACTCCTTCCCGGTAAAGTAACATTCAGGTATTAAAGGAAAGGCGGTATATATGAATTATTTTAAAAATGTAAAATCTTATTTCTATTTAGATGATGAATTTTGCTTACTATACATTGATAACTTTCCCATGCCGTCGTATAGTTAAATAGTGAGCTCTCCGAAAAGGCAAAAATAACAAATATTTCTTCACTTTCCAGTATTGGCGATATATTTAAAACATATAGCAAAAATGGCAGCATCCCTGTGATTGGAATTATAAACTGGGATACAACTCTAGCTCCGGATCAAAATGTTACTATTGCCTTTGTTTGGAATTACTTGATAGTGGCAATCAGTTCTAGTGGATGTATTTATACCGCTAGTCCAAATGCAGCCACGTGGCAAAAGAGAAACTAAAAACCATTTTCACGGGGCGCGAAAATGATGGGATATATCTAAAATCGTAATTTAATGAAGCAATAACAGATATTCAGTTGACACTCGAAAATGAAACCAACCGAAATATTAAAATTATCGCTGAAGGTCATCTTGATTTGAGCCGGAAGCTCGATGATGCTCTAAAAGTTGATACAGAAAAGGAGATGCTTCTGATTCGGGTTAATCGTTTAGAGAATGAGGTCAGGCGATTAAAGGAACGCATTTCAGAAATCGCATAATTTCAAAAAAGCGCCAGGCATCCCCGGCGCTTTTTCTTTATTCCGTTTTTTCAACAACCTCAATGATCCACTTCTCGGTTTCTGGCTCAAATTTCGCCCGTACATCTCTGTCGTCAGCTGCTGCCAACGTCGCATCCAATTCAACCCTACCATACTGTTTAACGATAGCTTCCAGGACCACGCGTGCTCCTTTTGCCTGTGCCTCCCAGAGCGCTATCGCCCGATCCCTTCCAGCGATGCTTTGTTTCAGCATTTTTATCTGCATTTCTTTTCTTTCAATTTCTTTTTTCTGTTTCTGGACAATTCCCACGCTTCTGCCTCCTCATATTTTTTATAGATTTTTTTATAATAAGGGCAATTCTGGTATTCATCTTCACAGAACAGCCCCATCCAGTCTGTTCGCTCTCTGATAGATTTGAACGACAGCATATTTTTGACATCAAAGCCTAGATTATTCTCTATGTTTTCACAGGTGATCGTGATTGCCTGCCTGAGCTTTTCCCGCTTTTTTGATAAATAAAACGGGCACTGAATCTTTGCCTCGTCGTTCAATTTTCCTATCCTCCTGCTGCCACGGCCGGTTCCTGCCAAACCAACAAGACCCAGCCGAGTATGTTTTATATATTTCCTCTTATGCTGCTCCATAGCGCCGGTCTGCATCTCTCACAGCTTCTGTGCCGATCTGGGCGTAGCACTGCAGTGTGGTGTCCACCTTGGCATGACCCAGCTTTTCCTTGACCATCTCGACCGGCGCCCCTCGATTAATCATGTCAGTTCCGCAAGTACGGCGAAATGTATGCGGCGATATCTTGAGGCCATGAAGGCGCTCATCGCGGCTCTGAATATCTTTCAGGATGTACTGGATTCCTGCTATGCTCAAACGCTCATAGGGTGCTTTAACTCCCACCAGCAATGCCGGATTGCTGTCTTTGCGCTCATTTAGATAGTCCCGGATATGAAGAGAAGCCTGGGGAGAAAAATATATTTCTCGCTCCTTCCGTCCTTTTCCGTAGATCCGAGCGCGGCGGTTGACAAAATCCATATCCTCAATGTTGAGCTGCACAATCTCCGACACGCGGCCGCCGGAGGAATAGAGCAGATCCAGCACCGCAAGCTCCCGCTCTGTCCGGCAGGCACAGCGCATGATCTCCCTCTGCTCCGCCGTGAGGATCGGCTGCATCCGGTACTCCTCTTTTGTTGTTTTGATGTTTTTCAATGGATTTTCTCGCATTTCTTTATTCTCATGCGCCCAGGTAAAGAATGATTTCAGTGAGCGAATCTTGCTGTTGTATGTCTTGTCTTTCCATTTCCTTACCACTTTACCGAATGCAAGGTAATTTTTTACGTGATATTCCTGCATTTCCAGAGGGCTCAGTCCCACATAGATGATAAGCTGCTTCAATTCGTGGCTGTACTGCCGGATCGTCGCTGTCGTCAGTCCCCGAAGAAGTAGATCCTGCTGCCAGAGCCGAATCAATTCATGCATTCGATCCGAGTTTTCACTAACTGCTGTTTGATTTTCATTTCGCAAAAAACTATAATCAGCCAGGTTCATGTACATAACCAGCTGCACATCCTTCAGTGCTCCCTCCTTGATGTACTCCTGCATCTGCGTGAGCATAATGTTGATTAATGCGCTTGCTGATACCATAGTTTTCCCCCTCTCTTGCATTTTTCAAAGGGATTGTCTATAATAGAGTTACCCCTTGAAGAGGAGCGTGCCCCCACATATGCCGCTCCTCTTTTTTCATTTACGCATCTTCCATATGGTATTTAACTCCATATTTCTGGTAGACTTCTTCGACATAGTTTCTGATATCCGCATTCTCATCTGCAAATATATCATTTGTCTCTTTGATTACTTCCCGGGAAAATTTCAAAATTCTGGAATTTTTATTCTCCTCCTTGTTCAGCGGGTACGGTTTCCACTTAAATTTTTCACAAAGAACTTTGACCGGAATCGCCAGAAGCAAACTGAGAACATTCAGCAGTACCTCATCATCTTCTCCCGAAAGCATTTCCTCTCGACGTTTCCACTCTTCTTTTACTTCCTGCATGATTTTGTCCCGAATCTGCTCTTTTTTTGATTCGACCGCTCTTTTCTCGATTTCTCGGATTTCCTTTGCCGTCAGCTGATAGCGTACCTCTGCCGCCTCCTGCTGCCGTGCGGCTCTTCGTCTTTCTGCTCGTGTCATGATTTAACCCCTTTTCCAGTCTCTCCTGAGATCCTGCATCGTATTATACCCGTATGCAAGACCATTTTCCGTTTCGACTATGTAACCATAGATATCATCTTTATGGATTGTTATCTGCTGCGCTCCCTTTTTTATCCCTTTCCGGTTTCCCACATAGACCGCGCACAGGTAAATGCGTCCTCGTTCAGTTTCTTTCATTCCCGCAGCCTCTCGGAATCATTTTCCAGGCAAGGACCTCCACCCGCGGACAGCTTAAATCTTCTTTCCCTTCATAGTCTTCTGGGTTTAGGTCGTAATTCAAGCTGTCGCATTCCATGTCGATGTACCACCAGCCCTCAGTATTTCGCTTTGCCAGGGTAACATAGACTGCTTCCGGATGATCTGTTTTTTCATCATCTGGAACATATTCCTCTTTGTAGTCGCTGATCCAGCGGTGACGTTTTACTGTTGCCAGAACCCACGTTTCCAGCTCCGGCAGTTTTTCACATACAGGAATCCATTCATCCTTGCTTTGTTCAGCTTTCAATTCTCGATGCAAAGAGATCGTTCTCTCCACCATTTTCCGGGCAGTCTCTTCAAATCCCCGGATCTCTTCCGGAGTCTTTCCGGTATTTTCGTATTCCGCCAGGCGGGCGATCAGCGTCCCTTTTTTCTCCGCCGACCAATACCCCTCCTTGATTTCATTTACTCGCTCATGTGTTAATCGTTCCATTTTTCACCCTTCTTTCATGCAGATACCCTTTACATTTTCGATATACTTCCGGATCAAACTTTTTCCGTTCATGCTCATATGCGCTGTACTCCGCCGGGCTGCATCCGGCCATTTGCGACATCTGCATTATCGTGAGCCCTACATCTTTCCGCAGCGCTGCTATCTCTCCCGCATACATTCCAAGCCGACCGTTATCTTCCTGGATCTGCATCATCTTCTGAGCTTCTTTAGACTCCGCACACCGAAGCATCTGATTTACCGCGCAGGCTTCGTTTTCACAATCATAAAAGCATCCGTGCTTTCCCCTCGGACCGTCATAAAACCCTGCTACAAATTTTGTCGGCTCTTTACAGCCAACACACCTCGCATTTACGGACATTTTAAGCAACTCCTCCTCCATCATCTTCTCCTTTTTCCAAGCTTCTTCTATTGTCCAGATATTTGCTGACTGATACCTCATACGCTACGCGCTTCTCGCATTCCGTTTCGCTCAGTTTTTTCATATACTCGCGGCTCTGTATACGCCCCTCAACACACACATGACTTCCTACATCAAAACCGGATGCATAGCGGGCATTTCTGCCCCATACGATACACGGTATATAATCTGTTTTTCTGCATAATCGATTAACCGCCAGAAGCATATCTGCAATTTCTCTTCCCATCGGTGTCCGCCGATAGATAGGTTTCTTACAGATGTATCCGTCCAGGAAAGTCTGATTCGTTCCAGTGTATCCAGCAGGCTCTTCCAGGAGTCGAACTTCCTGCGCGAACACGAACAGTATCAAATGGCTTTTTTCTCCGTCGTGGCGGTTGTAGGAACGAAACTGTCCAAGCACCTCCATCGTCGTGCCGCGATAATCTTTAGATATATCCATAAGTCTCTCTGAGATTGAGATTGGGATCACATCCACCTGTCCGCTCAAACGAGTGACAGACAAACTTACGAAATAGAATTTCTCTCCAAACACTTCATGGTTGAATGTAAATTCTGATATCACCTCGCCAATCAGGCGCACTTTGTTAGTTTCATTTTTTTCTGGCATAGTGTTTTATCTCCTTTTCCTAGTATGTTTTTAAAAATTTATCGTACAGTTTACCATATGCCTCCCGGTACCTGTTTCCATCCTTTTCTTCTGCTGCCTTCCTCTCCTCCCATCTCTTCCGGAAGCGTTCTGATTTCTCATCGTATTCCTCTATCAAATTCTTAATTTCAGTTTTCCATATCAAGCTCTTCACAAATTTCCTCGTAATACCTCTTTTTATCCGCAAAACGATCGTACACCATTTCCTCTACCATCATTTTGGCATCATGTTCACACACTTCCTTGCCGGTCAGCAAGTCCCAGTATGTATCGAGCACATTCGATGTTGTAAACCAATCTCCCTCTGGATCTCTAAACAACGCCACTATGGCTTCGGGATCCTCTCCATGATGCCCGAACACAAGCGTGTGAACCACTGCGCCAGATGGTCCTTTGTTCTCTATCCACTTTTTCATAGTATCCTCCAAATTTTAAGTTTGCTCTGGAGAAAGCCCCGTTTCTTCGTAGGCATATAATCTCTTTTATTCTCCTTTTGGATTTAAAATTCAAACCTATATTTCTGCTTTATGCCAGGGTATTTCTGATGATCTACCTCGCTAAAAAACATATCATACGGTCGTGCAAATATGTCCCCCTTTTTCACAGGTAACCCTATTGACTCGCCATCGTACAAAGCCTTGTATAACACCAGTTTTTCTTTTGTTTCCGTATGCTCTGCGACTCCCAAAAACTCATATGTAAACAAAGCTCCATTTTCTTCGATCTGCTCTTTTGTAAGCATCTCTCTTTTAAAATGTCTTATGACATCGCCTTTCTTAAATCTCATCTTCCACTCCTCAACATACAAAACAATAATTCGACCATCGACCGTTTCCGGCGACCGTCAAATCATTTAATGCATCTGTTCCTGCTGCCATCCCGGAAATACTGCGCCAACTTCACAAGCGTGGTACTCCCTCCTTCCTTGAACGTGACAACATGGCGATAGATCTTGTCTATGTGCTTCATCCGGATCACGCCAGCCGTTTCCTCTCCCCTCTTCGGGACGCAGTCATAAACGCGGATTCGGAAGTTTGGTCTGATATAGTGGCTGATTCTTCTTAATTCTCCGAATGTAATCGGTCCTTTATCCTCTTTAACCTGTACAACATGATCCCACTGTTTTTTGTCGTACCACATAAATTCTTTGTCTATCACAGCACTTTCCACCATTCCCTCGACTTTTGCCCGGCGCATCCGCTCCCGGATCTGTTCGGGGCTGAATCCCGTCATTTCAACAAGTTCGGGGGTCCATCTTTTAATTTACTGATGATAATATCTCTCATTTCTGCAGCTCTCACAGCCGCCTCCTTTCCGGCTCCGGTGGAGTTCCGGAGCCTCGCTCTATAGACCAATGGCATATTCGGTAATATATAACTGCCACATAGAGGTTTATTTCTGTATATCTTTCAAAAACTCTACCAGCTCGCTTTCGCTGTCCGGATATTTAGTATAGTTTTCGTGACGGCTCCATTTCGGACTCCCGTCCGTCCTTCTGACCGGCTCCGGACCTCCCACCAGATGATAATACCGGCTGATACGCTTTTCTGTCTTTCTGAGGGTGGTAAGTGTGTCCTCGTATTCCTCGACAATCAATTTCGCGCCGTTATCAAAATCATACTTGTAGTAAACCGCGCCGATATGCTTGTCCGCGTACCAGACTCCCCAGGAGTGGTAGTCTGCCAGCCATTCCTTCCGCTGGGTGTTATTCTTCATGGGCGGTAGTGGGATCTGTTCCTTCGGCTCTTCTGCTGCCCTCTCCCCCGTCAGCGCCCGGATCGCCTGTTCAAATGCCTGCACTTTCAGCACCCTCGCTCTCACATCATTCACATTGCTACCGCTCGCTTTCCGGAACATTTCCAGGAAGTACTTTTCTTTCTTACAACATGCCTGAAGCAGTTCCAAATCGCTTTTTACTTCCTCCTGCTGCGCGCTTTTCTCACAAACAGGCAGAACCTCTTCCTTTCCCGGTCCCGCACTTTCCCCGCAGGCTCTTTTTCTCACATATTCCGCAACCGAAGTGCGTTTTCCTTCTGTTTTCTTCATTTTCTACCCCTTTATATGTAAATTGTGTAATATAGTGTGCTCTGCAGATCCGCATACGCATAGGTCGGTATCGCGTCCGGAAGAAGAGGGGCATCCAGTCCCTTTTCTCTCCAATTCCTATGACGGATTTCCGGAATACACTGGAATGAATGTACTTCCTGCTTCATGATTTTTGATAAATCCCCTTTGTAATGCTGCATCGTACCGAGATATCCGACATAAACATCACTGCCATCATTGATGATCCGGATCATATCCGGATTACTTAATACCTTTAACAAATCATCCACCGTCATATCCACTGTACCCCCAAAAGATCTAATGTTTTATTCGTGTTTTCGGCATTTTCCTCTGTGTAAAACCTGCCAAATTCCTGTCTAAACAGCTCCCGGCTGTATTTTGATTCAAAAAGCCGTTCCGCTTCCTGCTTCAAGCGAATATCTAATTCATGATTTCCGCCATGCACCCCCGTCTTCGCCCATCGATGGCAGCCAGGGCAGAGATGCACTTTCAAACCATAGTGTTCTGACTTTTTTCTGGCACGGATTCCATAGAAAATATGGTGCACTTCCAGGTTCCGCGTATCGCCGCAATTCCAGCACTCTTGCGTCCCCGGCGCTTCCATTATGCTTTTCGACATATAAACCGCCTCCCGTGTGGTGCCATAAGCTCATAGAGCTGCTGCCATTGCTCCGCATTCCGGATCGTGTTCCCCCTGGCATTTTTCCAGCTATGGCGCTGCCAGGTATCGACCCAGTTATTTGTCCAGGCTGCTGCCAGGGAATCATCGTCTGTGTAGATATCCAGGACACACGGAGCCCGAAGAACGCCGAGAGCGTCGATCAGCGCCTGCAGCGTATTACTCGACTTCGTGGCACTCCGTTCCTTGGCAATCTCTTTCCGGTGGATCTGCCCCCTGGCGTCCCTAAATTCCAGCGACGCCCAGTATTTACCGGCATTCCCGCCAATTTTTACAGTGACCTCATACATCTTATCCCTCCGCTGCATCCTGGATTGTCTTGCTTCGCTGGATCTTGATACCACCTTTTTTTGTCTGGGCGATATTTCCGACCGTGCCATCAGACATTTTTACGGACACCTTGTCCAGGATGTCCAAAAGCACCATTTCCGCTGATGCCTGCATAAATTCCAGGCACTTATCCTGGGCGAAGATCTTATCTACCTTCCGGCGTACATCCTTTGCGCGTTTCCGTTTCCACTGCCACTCCTTCGCCTCTTCGCAGGTGCATTTTTCGGTTGCCGCCTCATTTAACTGCTCTGTACTGAGTCCGACGTTCGCAAACATATACGTCTGGCCGCAAAAGATACACGCGCCCATTTCTTCCTTAACACCCTCCGGGAGCTCTCTCTTTTCTTCGTTTTCCATGCTTTTCTCCTTTCTTTCTAGGTCTGATCCAGTCCTCTTCCCTTCCTGGCTGATATGGAGTTATCGGGACCATCGTATAATACCGATAGGGATACCCCATCAAATTGATGCCGAACACAATATCGCTGCGCCGGATCTGATAGCCTGCTGGCGGGACTGGTTCCTTGCGCCATGTGTCCGCCTTGACTACCTTGGTTTTTATAACCGGCTTTTTGAGGTTACGGCTGCGGGAGTATGCCAATTTGTTTGGGTTGTCCGCATCTTTGAAAGATTTCCGCGTCTCTTTGATGAGATACGCCGCCAGTTCCCCCACGTCCCCATTCGGATAGATCGGCGTGAAATGGGTTCCCCCATATGTCCACAGCTTTTTTACTAATTTCGGAGTTCCCTCAATTCCGTTGATAATCACATGATGATGGATCGCTGTGTGCTTATACTCCGTGACAACTATGTATTTCAGTTCTTTTTCAAGTCTCCGGTATGCCCTTCTTAATGACCCGAGAAACTTTCCTAGTATGTCCTTCGCGCTCTCTGGATCGGGGCGTTGATTTTTAGCGTAGGTCAGAATCAGGTGGAAATCATCCGAATCGAAGTTCGTTGCTATGAGCCGCCGGAGCTTCTTGATCCGGTTCCGCTCATTGACCGCCGCCATCTCCTCTTTCGTCGGCTTCGCTCTCGATGCCCTCTTATACCCCTTCTGTCCATATCGGGATGAGTGCACCTCTTCTACTTCGATGCTATGCGGCAGATAGCAGGTGTGTTTTAAATACGACATTATCAGTGACTCCTTGTCCTAAGGTTAATAGCTGTAACAAGTGTTAAAAGCGGACTGGAATCAGCTTCCTGTTGACTCTTCCGCCTTAATGCCGTATACTAATCTTGTCGCAGATTCGTATACGGTTTGGGGTCAGGCTTTTATGCCTGGCCCTTTTCCTTTTCCGGAATAATTCCCTGGCGGCGCTCCTCTTCCCACAGAAGGAACTCAACCAGTTCTTTTGCATGGATGTTTACCAGGCATTCCAGCATATCGCTTGTGATCCAGTTGCTATGCGGATAGCTTCCATCCTCTTCCACGTGTTTCTGGTGCCAAGGAAGAAGTCTTTCAAGACGTTTCTCCTGTTCGTCTGTCGTTTTTACTACGATTCCAAGCCCTTGCATTTTTCTCCCTCCTCTTTGATTTTTTTCATATGAAGAGCGAATTTTTTAACAAATTCACGCCCCAGTTCGGTGCTGTACTCGTTCGGTACTGTATTTGCAAGGATGTTTGCTACTGCACCAGCAAATGTGTAGAGGAATTTTTCTTTATCTATTTCTCCTACGATGAACGCGTCCATATGGCTTCCCGGATCTTCCCAGCTCAGTGCCGCTCCGAAGACGAGATCTCCTTCCTTGAAGTTTTCCTCTTTTTTGCTGCTAATTGTTATTTTGACCATTGTTTCCTCCTACTCTGTATATCCCAGCGGATCCGGTTTCTGGCATTTTCTTTTCTCGATATTGTGAACATATGTTTCGATTGCCAGAAGTGCGATATGCTCCACAGTCATACTTCTCTGACCGATCAGTTCCTGTTTTCCGGTTCTGTTTAGGATAATCGTCTCTGCTTTATTCAGATCATCCGCCAGCTGCTCCAGCGCCGAATACACCTCATCGCTGACTTCAATCTGGATTTCCTTGTACTTTCCCATGAGTCCTCCTATAAAAATCTGTTTGATGTAACGACAAGCAGCGCGAAGACCGTCGCGATCAACAGCACCGCCAGAACGAAGATCGTCTCATACAGCAATCCCTGAAATCTGAGATTCTCGTTCAGCTCCTCCGTTCTCCTTCTCAACTGCATTTCCAGGCGCGCTTCCCTTTTGGGATTGTATACCTCGATTTCCCTTCTCATCCCGTTCTCCTTTCATTCTCTGGTATCCTGCTGCCGCCATGAAACGGTCAGACAGCAGAGCAGCTATTTCTTCTCGTTCTTCTTTTGTGAGGGTTTCAAAATCGCGGACAGTTCCATTGATTTCGATGTAATTCGTGATTGTCACTCTTACTTCACCCCTTCACATATAGCTCTGAGCAGTTCTGCGACTTCTTTCCCGGTGTAAAGCGGTTCATCGCATCCGGAGTCACCGCCACTGAGGCAGCCCATGAGGTAATAAAGGCATCTCTGGATCCGGAATGCGTCCTTGCAGATATCTTCCTTCACACCCAGATGGCCGCTTTCCGACATTTCGGTAATGATTTCTTCGATTTTCTTCGACATATCCTTATCCTCTCTTTCTGAATTGAATTTTTATCCCCATTCCTTTATACTGACTATATAAGGAGGGATGTACTATGCCAGATTTCTATTACAAACTTTTACTTGACATTTACAAAAAGCCTTATATTGGCTATGCCGTCTTACGTTCTAAGTATCCGCACAAGCAGGATTTTGAGTTTCAGCAGGCATTTGAGTTCTTTCAGTTTAACGATTACATCGTCATAAATCCTTTTAAATCTGCCGATACAGACACTGGCGAAGTTTTTTCATTTCATAAACCAAACGGTGTTATTAAACCTGTTTCTTTATGTCCGTATATGCATCTGATTCTGTCTGTGAGCGGCACCGCTTATGTAGATGAGAGACGGCGCAGGTTCTGGGGTTTTGTTCTTCCATATGCCATCACCACTGCGATCTCCCTCGCTTCCATCTTCCTGCAGTTTTACAACACCTTTTTCGCTTAACGTGTCATGTTGAACATCATCAGAACGAAGGACAGGAAGAACAAGAGCGCAGGGAGTGCGTACAGCGCATAACCATAATGAAATACCATATGTTCAATCCAGTCTCCTATCCGTTCTCTCCGGCTGCAGACTCTGAATCTCTTTAATTCATTGCAGAGTCTGCGGATTCTTTTACGATCCCCTGCGTTGGTCTCCTGGAGATCTTTCATGATCTCGTCATATTTTCTCTGTTTTCTCAAATTCGACCGCCTCCTCTCTATAATTTATGAAGCCTCCAGGTTGTCAGCTTCCTTTTTATTTCCCAGCGCTGCACGGGACCAGAGGGCTGATGCGTAAATCATGACTACTCTCTTGTCCTCATCGCTCATTTCCTTCAGCATCTCAGCTAATTTCTCAGCGTCGTTTGTGTGATTGGATGTTTTTTTCATGACTTTTTTCTCCTTTCTTTGTCATTTCCTTTGTGGTTCTAAAACCATTATATGTGGCTATAAGTCATTTGTCAATATCTTTTTTGTGGCTTTGAAACATTTTTGTTGACATACCACATTCCAGAGCTTATAATTGCCTTATACGAAGGGAGGTGTATATCTTGGATGAAAGACTTAAAGAACTCCGCAAAGAGTTGCGTTTAACCCAACAAGCCTTTGCTGATCGTCTTGGAGTAAAACGGAATACAGTTGCTACGTATGAAACCGGCAAAAGCAACCCCAGCGATGCAGCCGTTCTTCTTATATGTCGAGAATTTCATGTAAACGAAGAGTGGCTTCGGACCGGAAACGGGGAAATGTTCGTGGAAGAAACTCCAGATGAGGAATTTATGAGAATGGCGAAAGCTGTTGCTTCTGGAGATACCGAAGCTGACCGAATGATCCGCAGAACATTGATGTATTTCTATGAAATGGATGATCTAGGCAGAAAAACTCTGTTGAATTTCGTTAAGTATATTAGTGGGAATGATGAACCATCTGGCGGCGCCGAACATTTTCCGGCAACCCCTGAAGATCTCGAAGAGAAATATCCACCAATTGAAGAAGAAGGCAAGAAGAAACGCAGCTCTTAAAAGCGCCCAGCCTTCCGGCTGGGTTTAAAGAATGTAGTAGACTTTTGTCTTAGATTTGAAACTCAGGTTATAATAAAGTGTTTTATTCGCGCGGTAATATAGCGCATACACGTTGCTATTATCGTATCTTATGTATTTGATAAGCATAAGCTCTCACACCTTTCTGTTCCGAAAGGCTGGGCGCATCTGTTTATTATACAGCGCAGAGAACATTTGTTTTACTGGGAACTACTGGAAATTACAGAAGAATAAGGGGGATGGGTTATGGGATATTATCTTATTTGTATAGCATTGGCATTTATTTCTTATTTATGGGTTCCTCTGCTTCTGATATTGTTTAAAATTCCACTTTCGAGGAAGCGGCGCTTAATTGCAATCATTGCAAACTGCCTGATTGTGGTACTTCTATTTAACCTTCATCATCTGGTTACAGATTTTCAGCCAGTTAATTATACAGCCACTCTTCTTTATGGCTGTATAGGATATTTGATGCTGAATAAATGGGGAACTCCCGAAGATGAAGCAAGAAATATCAAGAAGATTTTATATTGTTTCTCGCTGATCACCGGGTTTTACTTTGTTTTTTCTGCAATTTTTATCGCTTACTGTGGATTCACAGGCTATTATGATCTGGGGTATTCAGTTGCAAGTGATGAACTGCAGCCGCAGATCGAAGATCTTGAGGATCAGTTAAGGAAAGCAAATAACGAACTGGTTAGCTACCAGACAAAAGTTTCCGAATATGAATCCAAGGTTGTTTGTGAAAAGAGCACTCACTACTACCATCATGCAGACTGTCATGATAGTCCCGTTTGGCTTCTATCGGAAAAAGCAGCTGAAATGAATGGCTTTGCTGTTTGCCCGGAGATTCTTAAAGAAGGAGAAGAACTGTATAAAAAATACAATTCTTCTGTTATGCCAGATCAATACTCCGATTCTCTGGCTGATGCGGTATTAAAAAATAGTCAAAATTAAATTATATACAAAAACCGCCCGGTGCTGGTAACACCGAACGGCCTTGCATAGATTTCTCTTACCGGATGCCCGGAAAGATATATTCAAAATCGAACACTTTGAATTATATCATTCTTTTGGGCACCTCGCAAGAGGTGTATTTTTTATACCCTTTTTTAATATTTTTATACGAAAGGATGATCGAAATGAGAATAGGTGCAGCTTATATCCGTGTCAGCACGGACGACCAGCTGGATATCAGCCCGGAATCTCAGCTGGATGAGATCCAGCGATATGCAAAATCGCATGATATTTTGATTCCAGAAGAATATATTTTCATGGAACGAACCGGACGAAGCGGCAAACGTGCCGATAACCGACCGGAATTTCAGCGGATGATCGCAACCGCTAAAGAAAAGCCACAGCCTTTTGAGGTAATCCTTGTCTGGAAATTTTCGCGTTTCGCCCGGAATCAGGACGAAAGCACATTTTACAAAGGAATGCTCCGAAAGAAATTGAAGATTGATATTGAAAGTGTCTCGGAGCCCATCATGGAAGGAATGTATGGGCGGCTTATCGAAATGATTATCGAGTGGCAGGATGAGTTTTATTCTTATAACCTCGGGGTCGAAGTAAAACGCGGAATGGCAAAGAAAGCCGAACTGAAAGGATACCAGCTCGTTCCGCCGCTTGGCTATGCCGCGGTCGGGAACGGAAAGCCTTATGTGATCCGTGAAGATGAATACAAGATTGTGGAGATGATTTTCCATATGTACGCGGTTGACCGCCTGGATATGACTGCGATCGCCCGTCAGCTGAACGCTTCCGGATATCTTACGCGCCGGGGAAATCCGTTCGAGAAGCGATCAATCGACCGAATCATACAGAATCGTTTTTATGTCGGAACGGTAGAATGGAATGGTTTTTCTTTTGAAGGGACGCACAAAACAAGGGCATCCGTGACAGAATTATTTGAACAGTGCCAGGAACGCCGGAAAGCTGAATTTCGCCCCATGAGGCACCGGAACGTGTCAACATGTAAACACTGGCTCTCCGGGCTGATGAGGTGTTCTGTGTGCGGGGCAACCTTATCTTACACCGGTAGTGGAGCCGTTCCATATTTCACCTGCTGGAAATATTCCAAGGGTTTGCACCCTGAATCCTGTTCGATCAGCGTCAAGAAAATGGAGCGGATTGTTCTTAGGTCCCTGGATGGCATCCTGGAAAGCGGACATTTTGAGTATACACCTGCTGCCAGCGCGTCCGGTTCCCCCGCAGATCCATCCAACGAAATCCAGTCCATACATACCCAGCTCGACCGGCTCAGGCACCAGGAAGAACGTGCCCGGATTGCCTACGAAAACGAAGTTTACACTCTGGACGAATACAAAGAAAGCAAAGCCCGCCTGCGGTCAGAGATTCAGCGTCTGTCCGATGAGCTGCAGCATCTCCTTGAACAGCCTGCCGAACCTGCGCCGCCGCAGAAGGAGCTTCTTGACCGTGTCCGGAACGTCCGCGATCTCCTGGCATCTCCTTCTGTGGGCTTCGAAACCAAAGGAAACGCGCTGCGGAGCATCTTGAAATGCATCGTTTTCGACCGGAAGACCGAGCATTTTGATTTTCAATATTATGCATGA